GCCGTTCTCGTAGACGAGGTTCGCCGACAGGGCGCTCTCGGCGTCGCCGAGCGCGCGCTGCAGGCCGCTGACACCGACGAACGTCGGCTGGTTGGTCTCGCCGGCCGGCGTCTGCCCGGCGGCGTACGGGTTCGGGTTCGGCTGGTCGGAGGCGCGCTCGAAGCCGGGGTGGCTGGCGACCATCGCCTCGTTGACGTCGACGCCGTGCGGCGCGGTCGCCGGATCGTTGCTGCGCTGCTCCTGCTGCTTGTCGGCCATGCTCGATGTCCTCTCGTGGGTGGGGCGGCGCCCCGGCGGTGGGTGGACCGGGGCGCCGCGAGCTGGGCGGATCAGGTGGTTCCGGTGAGCGCGCGGAACGCGGCGGCGTCGATGACCTTCGACCCGTTGCGCCAGTAGGCGTAGAAGCCGCGCTGCCCGGTCGGGAAGCGGTTCGTCGCGCCGAACAGGTGCGGGATGAGCTCGACCGTCATGCCGACCCGGTCGATGATCTTGAAGTACGAGAAGTCCCCCAGGACCATGATCTTCGTGCCGTTCGTGACGGTGCCGGCCATGGTGGACAGCTCGTTGACGGGGTAGCCGAGGAGCCGCAGCCCGGTGTTCCCCTGCCCGCCGTCGGACGCGGGGTTGTTGGGGATGAGCTCGCCGATGCGCAGCCACATCTGCGCGCCGCCGGCGGTGTCCAGTGCGCGGATGATGTTGTACATCGCGCGGTTGGCGACCCACTGCGCCCTGGGCCGGAACCGCGGGGCGAGCGCGCCTTCGACCGAGTAGAGGTTGGCGGCGGTGATCGTCAGGCCCGTGCTTGCGGCGGTCGTGCCGGTCGCGCCGGTGAGCACGCCGGACGGGTTCGGCGGGGTGCCGTTCCCGGACGCGAACGCGGTGGCCTCCTCGTCGTCCTTGGCGTCGGCGATGAGCCTGGCGACCGCGGTCTCCATCCCGGTCCAGTCCTGGCCGGACTCGATCGAGAACGGCACGAAGCAGTGCGCCTTGCTCGTGGGGATCGTCGGCTGCGCGAGCGTCGGCGTGTTGTCCGTCGCCTCGGTGGCCTCCGACACACGCGAGGCGGTGATCGCGCCGGCGGTCAGGCCGCGCCACTCGTTCGCGCCGACGATCTGCTCCACCGAGCTGATCGCGCGGAGCGGGTTGACGACGCTGTTCGACACGGGCAGGACCGTCGGGTCGAGCGTGTACGGGACCGGCAGGCCGGTCGACCCGAGGCTGAACGCGCGGACCTCGTCGCTCTTCTCGCCCGTCGCGAGGTACTTGGCGAACGCGCGGCGGTACTTCTCCGAGCCGGTGGTCAGGATGAGCCGCGAGAGCTCGCACTGCTCGTTGTCGCGCTGCAGGAGCCGCTCGATGTGCGCCTGCGCGCGTTCCTTGTCGACGCGGTCGTCCGCGAAGACCGCCATGTCGATCGCCTGCCTGGCGCGGTCGTGCAGCTCGCCGCGGGCGGACAGCGGGTCGCTGAAGGACGCGCGGACGGTGGAGAGGTCGAAGATGTCCTCGCCGCGCACCGCCCCGGGCCGGCGCGCGTGGAACCGCGGCTCGTCCTCGCGGTTGGCGGGGTCGCGGCTCATCTGCCGCAGCCGGTCCTGGCGGGCGCGGAGCTCCTCGATGAGCCGGTCGTTCTCGTCGCGCTCCTCGTTGAGGTCGTTCCACTCGGTGCGCTGCTCGTCGGGGAGCGCCTGGCCGGCGAACTCGTGGTCGAGCGCGCGCAGCCGCGTCTGGATCTCCTCCTGACGCTGCTCGAGCTCCTCGACGGTGATGGGGTCGCCGCCGGCGAGCGGCGGGTACGTCCCGTCGGGCCGGACCCACGGGTTGCTGTTGCGCGGCGTGAACAGCGCGACGAGGTCGCGCAGGAGCCGCATGACGATGCGCGTCAGAGACGCCATGACTCGTTCTCCTTCCGGCGTGTGCCGTAGAGGTGGTCGCGCCGCCGGTTGACGGTCGCTGTGCTCCCGCGGCGCTCGTCGGCGAGGTGAGCCACGTCGTCGGGCTCGGCGTCGTCCTCGGAGGGTGCGGTCCGGATCAGTGCGGCCTTGTCGAACATCTCCCGCAGCCGATCCGGGTCGCTGCGGAAGCACGTGAGGATGAAGTCGTCGGTGAGCGACCGCACCCCGGCGGTCGCGCCCTCGTAGGCGGGGAACGTCACGGGCCCGAACTCCATGACCTGCGCCTCCTTGACGGTGCGCTCCGGCAGCCCGTGCGGGTTGCTGTCGGACGGGTCGGGCTCGTCGACGATCTCCTCGCGCATCACCCGGAACCGGAACGACGCGCCGTACAGGCCCGCCTGCAGGCCAGGCAGCACCTGGTCGCGGACGTAGGCGGCATCGAGGAGCGGCACCTCGTACGCGGCGCCCTCGTCGTCCTCCTTGAGGTCACGGATCGGGCCGAGCGGCTTGTCGCCGACCTGCGGGTCCATGCCGTGCTGGAACAGGACGCGCATCCGGTCGCGCTGCTCGCGGATCGTCTTCTTGAACGCTCCGGGGGCGAAGCGTTCCATGAAGTTGCCCTCCCAGAACGAGTTGATCTCCGTCCACTGGTTGAACACGGCGAAGTGCCCGGCCATGACCGGCCCGGTGTCCTCGCCGTCGCCGTCCGAACGGAGCTCGACGCCGGGGAGCGCGGCGCGGATCAGCCCGTCGCGCAGGAGCGTGATCGTCATCGTGGGGACCCTCCGGGTCAGTTGCTGGTCGACGCCGCCGGCGCCGGGGTGCTGCCGTTGCCGTTCGCGGTGCCTGGCGGTTGGAGCTGCACGCTGAACAGGCCCTGGTGCGCGCCCTTGAGGCGCGAGAAGTCCTCGGCGAGGACCGCGTCGACGACGGTGTCCGGGTCGTAGCCGGCGTCGGTGAGCGTGCGGATCGTCTGCGCCTGCTGGGCCTGGATCTCCGCGGCGTCCTTGCGGTCCTCCTGCAGGAACGGGATGTCGCGGTCGTCGTACCAGAGCCGCGCGCCGCCCTGCTGGCCGAGGATGGTCTGCAGCGACCCGGCGGCGTTGCGCCACAGCGGACGGATCGTGCCGTCCGCGAACGCCCGTTTGGCCTGGGCGTAGTTCGAGTAGGTCGCCGCGTCGAGGCCCTCGCTGAGCCCGACGATCACGGGCGGCACGCGGGCGGCCGCCGCGATCCTCGTTTCGCCGGCGCCCTGGACGGCCTTGTAGTCGATGTCCTTGAACGAGGACCCGACGACCTTCGCGTCGGCGCCGGACGCTAGGTAGAGCGTGCGGTAGGCGTTCACGACGCCGCTGTGGCTGGCCTCCATCTTGTCGACCCACACCTGAAAGGACTCGGGGGTGAGGCGGCTGTCGCCGAGCGTGACGACGAGGTTGGGGGTGGCGCCGTTCTCGAAGAACCGCAGCTTGTGGTTCGTACTGGCGTTGTCGGCGGTGATCTCGCGGAGCACAGGCGTCAGCCACGACATGCCCCGGTAGTGCGCCATCGGGTCGGGATAGGGCGCGAAGTGCGCGACGAGCTCCGGCAGCAGCGGGATCGGGTCGTTCCCGGAGGCGGGGCCGCCGGGCTGGTAGGCGTAGCCGATGAGCTCGGCGTCGAGCTCATCGCCGGTCTCCGACCCGGCGATGATGGTCGTCCAGTCGGGGCGCAGCCGCTTGATCCGCCGCGGCTCGCCGGGACGGCGTGGCGGGCGGATCGTCCCGAAGAAGTTGCCGGCCATGTCGGCGTCGAGCAGCATCCGCGACAGCAGGTCACCGGTCGTGGCGTTCGGCCACGGGGTCTCGAGCACGCCGAGCTCGGCCGTGCCGAACAGGTCGCCGGGGCGGCCGCCGCGCAGCTGCTGCCACTGGAAGCGCGCCTCGCTGAAGATCAGCATCCGAGCGGCGATGCATGCGAACACGACGCCGTTCTGCTTGTAGACCTGCTGGACGGCGCTCATGAACGAGCCCTCGAGCCGCTCCTCGGGGGCGGGCGCCATCGACTGCTGGATCAGCGGGTAGCCGAGTCCGTTGAACGCCATCCAGGCGTCCGGTCCGAGGAGGCTCGTGAGCGCGGCGCCGAGGTCCCGCTGCTCGTCGGGCATGCTGGTCGCGCGCTTCCACCAGCGTGTGAGCGCGTTGCCCATCAGCGCCACGCCACCATCGGCTCGGCCGGCGCCATCAGCCGGAACCCGAACTTCGCGACGGTGCACGCCACGAGCGGGCAGATGTCAACCTGAGAGGTCTTCCGCGACCACGCCCACGCATCACCGAGCGGCCGGCGCGCGGCGCCGAGCGCCGCGGAGCGCAGCTCCGGGGTGCCGAGGTGCCGCAGGGCGTTGTTGTTGATCGCGTCCACCATCTGACCGCACGCCTGCGCGTACTCCGCCGCGGTGAGCGTCCGCACGCTCACCCCGAGGTCCTGCACCTGCTTGACGAGCGCCATCGCCGGGCTCTTCTCGTCGCACGCGACCTCGGCGCCGGGATGGCGCCTGACGAGCTCGGCGAGGCGCTCGGGGACCCATCCGGTGCCGGCGCGGGCGTCGACGATCTCGATGTGCTCCAGGGCGTCGGCGCGGGCGCCGCACGCGCCGATCGCGGCCCTGGCGCGGTCCGGGGTCAGGTCGAAGCCGAAGCACACCGGGTCGGTGACCGCGGAGGCGTCGTCGCGCAGCGCGTCCCACGCGTCGGCGGTGATGAGGTCCTCGTCGATCGCGTCCACGTCCACCCACGCCCCGATGCTCAGCCGCTCCACGCAGAACGTTCGGGCGGCCAGCGCGCCGCGCTCGCGATCCACGTACTCCTCGGAGATCCGGATCCCGAGCCCCGGGTTCGCCTGCGCCCACGCCTCCGGGTCGGCCATCACGTGCTCGGGCACCGCGTCCGGGGATTCGGCGTCGACCGACCATTCCAGGTAGGCGATCCCGGTCTCGCCCTTCAGCGCTCGTGACCGTAGCCGGGACAGCACGACCCCGTCGTGCTTGGGGTTCTGCTGGTCGACCGCGGAGGCCGCGTACCAGAGCTGCGGGTTGCCGGTGATCGACCGGGCCGCCATCGTCGGCACCAGCGCGCCCATGAACGCCTCGGCGAGGATCATCGCCTCGTCGAGGGCGACGAAGTCGCCGGTGAACCCGCGGCCGCCGCCGCCGGTGCGGGTCTTGAACAGGATCCGGGTGCCGTCGCGGAACTCGATCGCCTCCGACCCCTTGCCGTACACGACCCGTCTGATCCGGCGCTGGAAGTCGGCCTCCTCGATCAACGCGACGAGCCGGAGATGATGCTCGGACGAGGTGGCCTGCTCGTGCGCGGAGTGGATCAGGAGCCGCTCGCTGAACAGAATCGCGCCGGCGAGCTCGCGGGCCTCGAGGATCGACCCCTTCCCGTTCTGGCGTGCGACGACGTTGCCGACCTC